TATTCTATGATTTTATGATATATACATTTTAAAGCCGTGTATTTGACGCTTTAAGGGCTTTTGAGTGTGTTAGCGTGGATTTTATCAAGCGCGCTAAAATAAGCCACAAAACGAGCCGTTTACAACGCTTTGCGATATAGTTGTAGAGCTTCAAGCCGTCAAGCCGTGCCGGATGTGACGCGCCACGAGTCAGGCGCACCAACTCATGGAAAATGTTTGAATTTTCAGAAAACTTCACTCAATTAAAGTGCGGTGCGAGTTCTTTGCAAGTTCTCGACAAGTTTTTGTAAAATTTTGCGAACGGATTTTTGAAATCGAAAAACCCAAAAGGTAGGGGGGTATCAAAATATTCCTGACAAAATTTTAGGAATTTTGAATCGCCAAAAAATAAATGCTCTTAGCACTGTAGTCGCTCTTTCCTAGTTCTTCAATCAATTTCTGCCGTGTCATTTCCGGATTAGTCCGGTGTATGTATTCTAATAGTCTGTCTATTTTATCCATATTTTTGCTCCAATAAATCAAATATTCTGTCAGCCGTGTATACAATATTTCGCCCATACAAGCTCATAAAGTCCGCGATTATTTCTTCCGTCTCTATGTCAATGTCACAGCCGTATGAGAACGAGTACGCATGCACTAACTCATGGCATAGTATTTTGTCAGCCATGTAATCAGACACATTATCAGCTATCGTTACTGTCTTGGTTGTATTGTCGGTCACTCCCAAACTTATAGTGCCGTCTGACCGCCTTAATTCGCTTGATGTGGGCTTTTTAAATTGTATGTGCCACAATATATCATTAACTCTTATATCCATGCTTATACCCTCTAAAAATGGCTATGAGCATTACTACCCATAGCCTTAATAATTACAGTTTTGACGCAAGATTACTCATCTTCGTGCGTAAAAGGTTACGTTCATCGGGCGTCATATCATTTAAAAGTTCCGATATATCTCCGCTCAATTCACGGATATACATGTCAAGGGCTTTCATTTTATGCTCTTTGTCCTCTGTTGAAGCTCCTTTGTGCATTTCCTTTGTCTCGGTATAATGTCTCTTTGCTCTGTCATAATTGCTTTCACTCACATGTGGTGCAATCGGTTCAGAGTAGTACATCTTACCTCGACTCTTATCCATGTCACGCATATACTCCATGTCGTTGTAGTTTACCGGCATGTGATAATATGGCGGTTCTTCATATCCCCTACGTGTTCCACGACCTTTAGGGGCAAATCTGCCATTTGCATAGCGATATTGGTCGTAATATCTTCTACCACTTTCTTCGCCATATTCTGCCTTAAGACTTCTTAGGAGTTCTTTGTCGTACTCTTCTTCCTCTTCATCAGCCTTTTTCATAGCCTTGGAAATTATTGAATGATACTCAGCTTCTGCAAGGTCTTTTATCATATCCACGACCTCACCCATTTCAGAAGTGTCAACATTTTCAATGCCCTTTTCAAACTCGCTGACGGCTTTCTCTGTAAGACACTCTTGCATTTTGTGTATTCTTTCAACGTGCATACTCTCGCCCCCTAACCAATTCGATTTACTGTGATGCTAGCATTTGCAACACTGATAGCCTGTGCAGATGTATTCTTGACAGAAACGGCCTGACAGCATCCGCAAGGAAGCCATACATCTGTTGCCATAGACACATTGTTAAATGCTTCAACTGCTGTTGGTGTAGAGATTGCCAGTGTAGATAAGTCTGGCTCACCCTCGACAGCAATAGCTAATGAAATTGCTTCTGCGGTTCCGCCCGTAGGAACTGCAACATTTCCGTTAAATTCTACTCTGTATTTTGCTTTACAAGTGTTGGTAGCGCCTTTAAGGTTAATTAATCCGCTCCCTGTTCTGTGCGAAATATATCCTTTATTGCATACAGACGTTGGCGCATCTGTAAATAATACATTTCCGTTTACTGCAACTGTCTGTGTTGCAACATTTGAAAATTCAGCCATAATAAAATCCTCTCTTTCACAAAATAAGGGCAAACATTATAGTCTGCCCTTGGGTTATAAGTAATACTGCTTAGCAGACATAATCTTGTATTCAATTCTTCGAGTGGAAACTCGAAAGAAACTCGAAAGAACTCGATTAAGATACTCAATTATTTAATTGTTTAGCATCCGCAACCTGTATTACATCCGCATCCATATGCATAAGCATTTGGGTTAGGTACTGTGTATGCCGGGATTGGTGCCGGATTTACAGCGTTGATAATCTGCTGTGTCTGAGCTGCCATCTGAGTTGTAAGTAATGCACTCTGACGATCCTGTGAAGCTGCTCTGCGAAGGTCGTTATTTTCTGCCTGTAAGCTAGAGATTTTTTCATTGCAGAGATAATCAAGAATAGCCCTCGTTCCTGCCTGCTGACTGTCAATGATGTCTCTTGTGTTGCTATTCATGGTGTTCTGCAAAGCACAAGTGTTAGTTGCCATGTTGTAGTTTACACCCTGAATGGCTTCTCTCGTCTCGCAGCAGCAGTTAGCAAGCTGTGACTGTAAAGCATTGGTATTCTGCATATTAGCAACTGTGTCAGCGTTTACCGCCTGTTGTATGCCATAGCCGGTCTGCATGATATTTGTGTTAATACCATTAAAGCCTGTGAGCATACTGTTGTTCATGGCATAAAAGCCGTCACAAAGTCCGTTGGAAATGCCGTCTAACTTGCTGATAACTGCCTGATTGTCAAATCCTCTCTGAATTTCACTGCCAACGCCACCATTAGTGCCACCGAAACCATCAAAGCCGTTACCCCAGCCCCCAAATATCGCAAATACTACGATAAGGAACCAAAGCCATGAGCCGTCATTCCAGTTATTTCCGTTGTTGTTTCCGTCCAAATTTGCCACAATAGGTACGCTTGGACAATTTCCTGTGTTGAACATCTGTTTTACCTCCAAAATTTATTTCATAAAGAGCCGTGCGCACGTTCTCTCATATGCTATATTCCAAAATTACCTCTAATTTGCTTCATTACATCATCAGGATTAATGCCTTTTTCTTTGCATAGGTTTCTTGCCATTTGCTCAATTCCCTTGCTGTTTCCGCTTTGAGCCATGCTCATTGCGTTCTTAATCATCGGATTTCCCATTACACGATTATTGCTCATTATCTGTTGCATTATTCCCATTACATTCATGCTTTTTCACTCTCCTTACTTTGTGTTCGTGGAGTCTTTCTTTGCGCTCCTAAAGATAATTGCTCAATTTTCTCTGATAGTTCGTTGAGCTTTGCCATAATGTCCTCTGTGGCTTTCTCTGATAGGTCAAATTCAAGTTTTTCCGTATCACCTGATAAAATGTCTGTCTTATCATTCAAAACCGGTTTAAAAGTCAATGTGCGTATTGTTCCGTCAGCATTCCAGCTCTTGGCGTATATCTCTGTTAAATCCTGTTTTGGGAAAAATGCTACACTGCCATCCATTGGCACCTCGTTGGGATTAATAGTCTCAACTGCTTGTACTACTCTGCCACTTATGCCTTGTGTTGGTTCGGGCTGTTGGTATCTCTGATAGCTCGCCATTGGGTTGTACTGATATGCTCCATAATTAGGTGTATAATTCATCATTGGTTGCTGATACGGCATGTTCATCGTTATTTTCCTCCAAAACTTCCTCTATTACTTTAATGACGAGGGATAATGTCATTAAGTCGATTTTTTGTAACTCACTTTTAGCAAATATTTGTTCTCTTACACTGTCATCAAACATAACATCATCTCCTTATGCCTAAATTGTGGCATAAAAAAAGAGAAGAGCATTTCCATGTTCTTCTCATATTTGTGTCATATAATGGCTTTTCTATATACAATTTTTACTACACACTTTTTGGGGTGGTTACTACACAGTTACTACACACTTTTCGCATTAAAATGCATTAAAATACATAGAATTTTATATTTTTTACGATTTTACGAAAACTCCGCAAACCCTTTATTTTCCTAGGATTGCGCCATTATTTACGAAATCGTATGGCACTCCTTGATATACATAATAATTTTACCAGTTTTAGTATAAAAATGCCCTACGAGCGTTGATTTTTCAACATTCTGTAAATTGAGAGTGTGTACTACTACACACTTACTACACACATTTTCTTCTATATTCTATGATTTTGTTGTCGGTGCTAACGATTTTTTCAATGTCAGCAAACGATTTTTCAGGTGTAACATGTGTATACAAGTCCATTGTCATTTTCAGTGTTGCATGACCCAAATATGATTGAACGACTTTCGGCTCTATGCCTGACTCAAAACATCTTGTCGCAAACGTATGCCTGAATGTGTGACCACTAAAAAATGGAAATTCATCGTCACTGCTCTTTGTATCATTTATCCGTCTTACAACTGAACGTATAGAGTCGCTATATATAACCGAATTAATTGGTGTATTGAACCTTGTAACAAACAAATATTCGTTCTGTTCTTTAGGTCTGCGTGTCGAAACTATCTTTTTAAGCTCAAATTGCTTTGTCAGATATTCCTTGCACACACTGTTAATTGGTACGTGTCTGTAACTCTGCTTGGTTTTTGGCGGCTCAACATGAAATGTCTTGCCTTTATCTTCAAGGTATTTCTGATACACAAGTGTCTTATTAACATCAATATAGCCCTCGTCCATATGTATATCTGCCATTGTGAGTGCAAACAGTTCTCCTGGGCGCAAGCCTGTATTAACTGCCACATTATACATGTTGTCGTAAAATGTGCCTTTACACGCTTCAAAAAACTCGCTCTGTTGCTCTACTGTCAATGCAAAAGCATTAACTTCTTTGTCTGCTCTCAGTTTTACGCCTTTCGCCGGATTCTTAATCATCAGGTCATCTTCCATAGCTCTACTGAACATGTCATTTAAAATAACCTTGATTTTGCTCTGTCTCTCATACTTATAGTTATCGTCAGAAGCTTTGTCGATAAGTAGCTGTACATCTGACTTGTGAATAGATGTTATTTCGTGGTTTCCTAAGTATGGTGAAATGTTCTTCTTATATATATGCGTGTACTCCCTAATGGTATTGGGGCGCACCCTCTTTTTCTTGTATACATTCATCCACCTGTCAAACCACACATCAAGGGTAATGCTGTCCCTAACACTTGTGAATTGTTGATTGTCGGTCACTGCTTTACTAAGTTCTTTCCGCAGTTCTGACAATTTGCTGTTGTAAATTGTCTTGCTCTTGCCGAACCTATCTTTATATCTGCCCTGATAGAGTCCGTCCTTGCGCTGGGTTATTCCGACCCCCAGCTCTTTTCCTCTCAAATCCTTTCCCATACTGATTTATGGCTCCTTTCAAAATCAAAAGCCATTATATGATAATTTCTATATTACTACATAATGGCTTATAATTCAATATATCTATTTATATGTTATCTGTCTTTTCGAGGTATTTTTCAAACTCCTTGCGCTTAACTAATCGCTTGCCTCTTCCGACAAAGAGCACAAAAGGACACGAGGGATTATTAAGCATATCGTTGATTCTGTTAATTCCGATGTTACTGTATTCCGCAGCTTCATCAATCGTCAGCGTTACCTTTTCCCATATTGGCACTTTGTTAATCATTGCCTGACTCCTTTCTATCTTTTCTTTAATGTCTGCCACTCTCCGGGAAGTGGTCGTTTTTGAAATTAATAGTCTCTGCGATACCTCTTCAAGGCTTTTGTCAGCAACTAGCAACTCAAAAACTTCCGCTTCCTCTTCTGTGAAATTGGCATTTTTCATAATTTCTTCAAGTTCCGGCTTAGTAAGTTTTGAAAACTTCATAAGCCTGTCTCCTATTCTTCGGTTTTGTTTGCACTGTGTATACAAGTTTTTGAGTATCGGCACGAGCTGTTACATGGCTTGTTGTCCTCGTATACACATTGTCTTTCAATCGGCTCTATATCACTTATAGTTCTGCTGTTCATCTTATCATCACTTCCTTTTTATACTGCTCTGCCATGTATTGTCCGTAGCTCATGCCCTTACTCTTAGCAAGCTCGCAGATTTCTGCAAGTTTGTTTTTCTTAACAGGTTTTCTTTTGAGCCTTTTCTTTTCTCTGATTTTTCTTAATTCCGTAGCTCTCTGTTGCCTATGCGCTTCGCAACACGTATTTTGGTTAGCTGCGGTCGGTGTAAATGTCTTGCTACAGACTACACATTTAATTGGTTTGTAGTGCTTCATTGTTTGCCTCTCCATATTTCTTCATCAAGAATATACTGTCTGATAAATCTATCTGCATACTGTGGGTGTATCATTGACCTTGCTGTTTTCTTATTATCTGCCCCCGTCTTTACATAATGCTCTTTTGACATTGTCCTTATAGCGTCCTTACATTCGATAGTGTTATAACTAATTGGCTCAAAAACAAGATTGTTCTGTGGCTCGCAATTCAAAAACCAATATTGCGTAGGCTTTTTAAAGTAATCTCCGCTATCTCTCCTGTCTCTATCAATTACCGCTGGAGAATAGCACCAATACCGCCTTAAAAAATGTTCTTCTGAATAAGGGTTCTCCATTACCAGCTTTAATCCTTTTCTCATGCAAATAATAAACATTTTGTTTACCAAATCATACATAAGTGAAACTTCTTTAAGCAAATTCATATCAAATTCGCATTTTTCTTCTAAAGACCATTTTTTCTGACTTGCCGACTGTCCTCTGAACCACAGCATTATCTGATTTTCAAACCTTATGCAAGGGAAAAATGCAAATATCAAATCATCAGGGCTTATCTTATCAAACATACTCGGCTCGCCTTGATACCCCCCTCTATCTCTTTAAAAAGGTCTGTAACATAGTCAGTTTCGTTAAATTCATTCTGAATATCATAGTCGTAGGCTTCAATTCCATACTTCTTGAAAGCGTTCTTGAATGTGCCTGACTGTTCAAATAAACAATGTACTATCATTCTAAATCCACCAAAAGGAAACCTCGGTTTTATGTGCGCACAACCTATTCCTTTCTGATAAATTAATTAACGTTTAATATTTTCACTGCACCACTGCTCTTGTATCTCATCATCGGTCTTATCTCGTCCGTGAATGTCGTACCATGCAAACGCTACCTCTGTCAGACCGATTATGCCGAATACTATGAGGGCAGTGTATACTACTGTTGTTATGCCGGTCATTCTGCATCGCTCCAGTCTAATTTTTGACCGCAATTCCAACAAAACGTTGTATTCTGCCGTTCGTTCATGTATTTTTCTAAACATGCATTTCCACAAGTAGGACATTCATAAGCATATACTCTTATTAACATACCTCTGTACGAATCGGTTTTTCTCGGTTTCTTTGGAATTTGCTTTTTAAGCGCCTTAATCGCCATATCAATAGATTCTTGTAACATCACATAGCCACTTGTTGGCTTATTGTTTTTAAGACATTCGATAGCTTCTGCCTCGTTTCTTATTAGTTTATCGTTCTCTGCCATATTCTCTCCTATTCTGCTTCTGATTGAAGCCATTTTAACGTTACTGCCAACTCTCTTTCTTTCCTATTGCATCTGAAAGCGCACCCATCTGAAAAGTTATCACAATAATCAGTACAATTAAAGTTCGGACTGCTTGCAATACGTTTTGCCATTTCTTCATCCGGCATATTTCTTATCCTGTCGGCATGAGTCTGTCTGCTTTCGCATCTGCAACAGGGCTCATTATCTCTTGAATTGCTGTTGTGCTGGCAGTTACAAGAGGCAGAATTAACTAACCCCAAAATTTCATCGCAAAGGTCAAATATCTTTTCAGAAACCTCAATATCTTCACAACCGCCAATCGCTATTTCTTTGATTGCTTGTAATTTATCTCCTATTGCTAAACTATTCATTTTCTCTACCTCTCTTTAACTGTTCCACCAAGCAAACAAGACGTTCTATTCCGACATAATCGCAATCCGGAAGAGAATTTAATAAATCATCAAGTGCTTTATTGTAGACGTCATAATATAGTGATGTGCCAATGTTATCTGCTACGATTTCCGCTTCTTCCAAATTCATTCCTGTACTTATTTTTCTCACCTCTCAATTTATATGGTTTATATTCGCATTTTCCATTTCTTTTACTGCAATAAACATAACCATCATCATTTTTCGTAAAACAGTATTGACAAGTTCTGCATTTTTCAAAGAAATTTTCATCTTCCATCACTGCTCTCCTTATCCGGAAGCTTAGCCAGTTTCCATGGTGTACACCCATCGCCACTCCACGATGTTGCTCCATTGCTCCAAGCATAAACTATCCCATTCTCATATTTTGCAAAATATCTTTTACCCCACTCGGAAAAACTGCTATCTCTTATTAGTATTGGTGTATCAACTGCAACTTTTGACCAGTCAACAGGTGGTTCAACATATTCACTGTTCGCCCATTTTTTTCTTGCACCTCTGCAATCACCATTACCAAAACTAAATAAACAATCTTTACACGCTAATTTATAGCACGATGCCAGCTCTAATGTTGCTTTGTCAACTGCTATTTTGCTACCGCCACAAGCAATATCCAAAATCTGTTCTGCGAATTTTTCTCTATTTGTCATAGTTTTGCACTCCTTTCCCATAATCCGGCATGTGTTTGAATCTTTCATATGCCTTATCGTCTCTGTGTTTTTCCATGTAGGCTTTTTGCCTATCGTCTCTCATCTGCTTTATGTGAGCATTTTGAGTTCCATTGTTATCCCATGCGTAAATCATTTTATGTACCTTTCATCAACGTAATTAACTTCATCAGCAAGGCATTGTGCCACTTTTGGCAATGTCAGACCGAATTGATTAAATTTATACAGCGTATCGATTAAGTCCCTAAATTCTGCGATAAACTCTTTAATTTCCCTAACCGACAATTTAAACATTAGTTTAAGTGCCGTACATGCTAAAACCATGTAGCTGTATGCCGTGTCATTCAAAAGCTGTCTCGTATCGTTTATCGTGAGTGGATTATTCCTTTGATAAATCCTAATCAACTGCTGCATTGGGATTAAATTAATCTCTTTCTGCACATCAATGCCGTATCTGACTTTCAAAAGTTCAGCAAGTGTTTCAGTTTTCATTTCATTTTCGGTCTGTGCCCTTTCAAGGTACTCATTTATGGTTCTTTCAAGCCTTACAATGCGCTTATTTCCAAACCCATGGTGTAAATACAGTACATAATATCCTAAGTCCATAAAGTCTGTGAAAGACCGCCTTACGAGCTTTCTACGGCTATTGCTGTTTTTCAGCGTAATCTTTTCTGATTTTGTCCATGTAAAATCCGGCTCTTTGTGCTTTTTCTTTGGTTTCAGTTTGTTGCTCATATTTTTTCATTCTTTCTTCAAGTTCTCGCCTCGTCCTGATGAAACAGGCTTCTGTAGTTTCTTCTGCGACTTTTACAATCTCTTTACCGTGCCACCGGATAGTTATTTTTGCTTCCTTGCTATTGGTTTTGTAAATCATTTGCAAGCCATATTTCCTTTGCAGTGGTCGGTAAAAATCGTAAAAATCTTTCAAGGCGTCCATTGTGGACTCCTTTCTTTTATTTTCTGTCGTGCCAAGTTTGCCTTTTCGCAAGTTGCATTCTTGACATTCTTCTGATAGTGCATTTCACAAACCTTATATCCGGGCTTCACCGGATTATCGCAGAAAAAACATAGTCCTTGTTCATATCTGCCGGTTCTTTCAGGCATTTTAACGCGTGCTCTTCTCATTGTTTCTCTGCAAAATGTGCAAGTGGTATGCCCCGGGTCAGCTTTCCTTTTACGGCAGCGTGTGCATATGCCATTTTTCTTGTCTTTTTCGTATCGCGCTTTTCGCCATGCTTTTTGTCGCTCATTGTATTTTTCAACATCATTAGCACGTATCTTTGACATGGATTCGGCTGATTTTGCCCTACACTCAACACAGCTTTTTTCATCCCCATACAGCAAGTTTTTGCCACACCTAGGGCAAACACCAACTGCCTGTAATTTCTTGTAAAGCTCTCTGCCATATGCTGTGCGTTTACTGTTACATGCCGTACAAACCACGCCTTCTCTATCAAGCGGTTTTCCACAAAGCACGCAAAGGTTACTGGCTTTTCGTTCTTCATATCTCTGCCTTGAATACTTGTCTTTTATCATTTTTTGCTAGGAGTAAAGCCGGCTTTAATTGTGCGCACAAACCTCTTTCCTCCTATCTTTTCATCTGCTCGATACGTTCCTTAATTTCTTTTGGCATTGGAACACCTTTAATTGGCTTATTTTGGCTTTTATTATCTTCGAGTGATAATTTTATCGTACGTTGATTTTTAGTGCCGATTTGAGCTGAATACGAGCTTCTATTGGTACTTTCAATCAATGCCTTTATGTCCTTTGGCATTTTTTGATATTCCTTTGCTCGATTAACAACGACCCTATAAGTTCTCATAAAGTTTGACTGCACTACGTTTTCAATGCTCTTGCTGTCCGTCAGCGCCCAGTTTCTAAGATTATCAGGACTCCCGACAGCCTTTTGTACAAGTGGTGGTAGCTTGTTAAATTCTTCAACTGCACCATAATAGCCATTTCGTAGTGCCCTGCTAACAAGGAACCACGCTTCCATTTCGTTAAGCTCCTGTGGGGATTGAACCTCATGCAGTTTGTTGATTAGCTGTCCGATGCTCGGTGCAAATCCACTTGTATCGGAATGCACGTAAGTTTTCAATGCCATAGAAATTTGACTGTAGCTGTATTCTTCCAACATCATATTCCACACATCTACTGTCTCGGATAAATTGCTCGGCTTGTAATTGGGGTAGCAATCACACATTATGCGAATGATTTTAACTGTCTCGTCTCTTGTCATTTCTCTACCTCACACATTATCCCAATCAATGATGCCTTTGTTAGCTGAATGTGGCTCATTGTCCTTTAGTGCAAACAGTCCTTGCCAACAATGGTCTACTGACTGATTAAGAATTTTAACAGCCAAATCATTATCGCCTTTTGAAAGTCTCTCGATAGTGTTCATAGCTCGGTGTAATGCCATGTCGGTGCATATTGGCTTTTTGATTTTTTTTCGCATTGTCAGATATTCCTGAAAAGCCACCCCGAAGCAGCCGCATTCCAAGTAACCCTATACGGAAGCCTCGCCGCTACCGGCAAGGG